CCGCAGCGGAGCGCGCCAGCCTCCATCATGGTAGATGTTCCGGCTGCGGCCCGAGAGCGGCGCGAGCTGGTCCTGCTCCATCGCCATCCGCAGGTCACGCTGGTACATCTGGAATGCCTTGTCTTCCCCCTGGCCACGGATGCGAGCCAGCCAGTAGTCGCAACAGGACTCCACGGCCGACTGCATGTGCGGGGCAACGTCGATGGGGTCGGTGATCAGATACTGAGTGGTGCCGGCAATCGTCCCAGAGTCCTCGGTGGTCAGGCTTGCTCCAGAGCCGACAGCAGCAATTCTGCTCTCCGACACCCACGGCGAGAGCGATTCAATCGGCCCAGGACTGGCGTTAACGTAGCCGACGCGGAGGATGGATCCCTCCATGGCTGCCCCAAACGCCGTCACTGTGCCAGTAACCACACTGCCGCTGCGACTGATCGTCCCCTGCCGCGAGCCGGGCTCATGCCCTGAATAGCGAATCGGCCTGGCGGTACGACGGTAGGTGAAGTCCAGGGTTTCCTTGGCGGTCGGCCAGCCCACCAGCTTGATCGCCCAATTGGCACCGTGCGGGTCTTTGATCAGCGTCCAGTGGTACGGCTCGCCGGACGAGTTGCTCACCCGTTCGATCTTCATCGCCTCATCGGGAGTCACATACAAGCCAGACCACCAGTTGAACTCGTCGCTCGGCTCGTCCATGTTCCGGAAGTCGGCAGGCAGCGGGTAGACGGTGCGGAACAGCGTGTACGGCGAGCCAGACGCAACATCGATGCCAGAGAAGGCCGACTCCAGCGTCACGGCCGTGGCACTGGAATACGATCCAATCGGATACGAACGGTCGCCTGTGCGGAGGGTCCAGTATTTGGCGTTATCCGCCGTCACGCCAGCCGTTGCAAACGAGCCCCCGGTGAGGGTCACGGAGCCAGAAGTGATGGCGACCGTCCCAGTTGAATAGGCCGGGCTGGTGACGATCCGGCCATGGCAATGGTAGTAGGCCCAGTCACGGATGGTCGTCAGCTCGTTGTACGCCTTGTGAATGGCGGAGCGAATGTCACGCTGCTCGGCATCCTGCGGCCCACCGTAGGAGGAGACGATCAGGGATTCTACTAGGTCAAAAAACGTGAGATAGCCCATTTACTCCCCCGTCACCGCCCCGGCACCCGAAACAACCCCTCCAGCCCCGCCTTCAAATCGCTGCCCAGCAACTCCAGCACGCGAGCCTCCACCTGTGCCTGCGTGTAGTCGCCAGCCGCGTCATAAGCCGCACCAGACCACAATGTGAGCGGGAACGGGCAGGGATGGATGCGGGCGATGCAACTCTTGCGGCGGCTGCTGTCCATGATGGTGACATCCAGCGCGTTCAGCGTGATGGGCTTCTGGACGCGAACCTCGCCGTCCCTGCGAGTGATGGAGGGAGGCTGGATGGTCACGGGCGAGGGAAGATTCATGTTAGATGACTCCTAGGATAGATGAACCGTTGATTCCACGCGGAATTGGATATGGTGTGCGGTTTTGGTAATATTGACCTCCATTTACGGTCCCGTTGTTGTAGGAACTGTCGTTGAACAGGACATCGTCGTCGATGATGCCGTTGTTGTAGGAACTGTGATTGAACGTACAGTTGAAAGTGACTGTGCTTAAGTTGTACGAACTGTGGTTGAACGTGCAGTAGCCAGTGATGGTGCCGTATTGGTGCAGTGAATTGTCGTTGAACGTGCAGTCGCCAGTGATGGTGCCATGCTGGTACGAGTAATCGTTAAAGATGCAGTTGCCAGTGATATTGCCACTGTCGCCGTTCCATGACCCACCGCTGAACGTGCAGTTTCCAGTAGTGATGGCGCCGTAGTTGTACGACGATGTGGTAAACGTGCAGTTGCCGGTGATGGTGCCGCCGAATTCGTTCCCTGACAGCGTACCGTTAAACGCGCAGGCTCCGGTGATGGCGCCGTAGTTGTTCGCTCCATCGTTGAATGTGCAGAGTCCAGTGACCGTTAATTCGCCGCTCATTGCTATGCCATTGCCATTAACCGTCGCGTTCACCACCGTGCGCGGCCCGTCAGTGTCAATCCTGACCGACGCCACCACGCTGTCTGAACTCGTCGGCAATGCTGTGGCAGGAACGGTAAATCCACTGTTCATCCACCAGTTGCCGAGATTCGACCACAGCGGCGGGTCTACGCTGTTCGCAATATCGTCCGCGCCGTTGAAGTAAAAGGTTGCCATGCTTAGTACCCCATTATGAATGCGATGATGTCCCACTTGTCACGGCCAGCGTGGTAAGTGGCGGCGAGGATGTCCATCTTGTTGGCCGCCGTGCTGAATGGCAGCGGCGAGGTGGCAGAGGACGGGATGACGAACTTGTTGCCCAGCGTCACAGTCCGCGAGCCGGTGCCGTCCTGCCTGATCCGCCAGCGGAGCGTCTTGCCGTCCACCGGATTCGTCGGGTTGGCGAGCGTCACGTTGCCGGTGAGCGTGAGGTCGAAGATGTCGCCCGCACTGGCGTCGGTGGTGACGGTGGCGGCGTAGGTGAGGGTGGTGACGTGCGGGTTACGCAGCACTGATGCCGACACCTTCTTTGTGACAGGCGAGCCTGCCGGGTCGTCAACGATGACAAACAGGTCGTCGGGCGTGACTGCCGTCGAAGCGGGAAGTTCGCTGATTTTTACGTCGGCCATTTACTCTTGCTCCGTTCTGATCTTGTCGCCGGACTCTGTGGTAATGGTCGCACCGGACTCCGCCGTGATGCGCGGGGGTGCAGGCTTCTTGCTGCTGGTGGGCCGCAGCAGTCTCGGGTTCATCGGCATGCGCCTACCCCTTGGCCATGACGGTCATGGCACAGGTGGCCGCACCAGTGATGACGGGAACCACATGATGGACTGCAAAGCAGGCGTCCGGAACGGGGTGGATGCCGACCGTCAGGGCGGTAACGACGGCCGCGCCATCGGCGTAGATCTGTCGGGGCGTCACGGAAGGATTGACCGTCCCGAACCAGTTGATCTGCGTGGCGCCATTGGTGCCGGCAATCATCACGCACGCACCGCCGTATCGGCCGAAGGGGAAGCTGCCCGAGGTGGTCGCGGCCGAACTGTTGGCCGTGATCACGGTTCCGGGGCTGAAGTGCCTGGCGATTTCGTTCATACTCCTCGTCCTTTCACTCGGTACGCATGCTTCTCAATGACTTTGGCCCGCAGGTCGCTCGCCTTGGCGGATGGATTCTTTCGCTTCTCTTTGCGAACCTCATCCTGAATGATGGATTCAGCCAACAGTTTGCGCTGCGGCGGGGCCGGGCCGGGGTCGTAGTTCACGCTCCCCGAGACGGTCATCCGGCGGGCCTTGGCCACCTTCAGTACATCGTCGTTGCTGCTGACCCAGGCGGCCGGATCTCGCCAGCCACGGCCGTCAGCGATCCCCGCACAGTAGTACTTGCCAGATGGGTTGATCCCGGCCTGCTTGGCCTCGCGGATCATGTACTTGGCCTGGCGCTTGGGCAGGCTGTCGAACTGCTGATTGTTCTGCCGGCCCTCCAGGAACGCCCGTTCTGAGCCCTTGGTTCCAGGGGGGCACTTCAGGGCCACCATTTCTGCCCAGCGTTCACCGTAGGGCAGGGCGGCCTTGTAAGCGTCGATGGCCTCGGGGCCACGGTCTGTAACTGTTTTGGGGATCATATAAGACTATTGGGCCGGAGGCCCCTCTGGGAGTGCTTGCGGGCCTTCTGGGCCTGGAGGTGGGCCGGGCGGCGGCATGGGCGGCGGAGGAGGCGGCGGCGGGACCAAGAACTCGGAAACGTCCATCTGGTTGACCTTGCCCCAGGTAGCGAGCATGGCGTTGAAGACTTCCGGCTGGCCAGCCTGCATCATGCCCTGGGCCACGGGGCCGATGATCTGCATGAAGTTGTTCAGGTTCTCGGTCTTGGTGGCGATATTCGGCTTGCGGGCCGAGCCTGCCTCCACGCGGTACGAATACTCCCGGACGATGTTGTCCGGGGCTTCGTTCTGAACGTGCATGCCCCAGGCTTGCGCAGCCAAAGGACCAAGCAGCGGTTCGACATCCTGCGGGTAGATCAGCCACCGGGCCATGAGGGCCTCTTTCCGGGCGACCTCCGACAGACGGTCCTCCAGCGTGTTGGCGTAATCGTCGGGCCTGACCGAAATCTGTTCGCTCTTCACGGCAGCCTCAGCTGCACTTCTGAAGGAACTTCTGGTCATGCCGTAGATGAGTTCGGTCAACCCTACTCGGCGGTCGAACATCTCCGTGACGGCTTGGATGATGTTGTACATGTCCTGGGTCACCCCAGGCATCTGGAAGACCGAGATCACATCGTTCACCGACCGGCCTACGGCCTCGGAGATTTCAACGATGTTGAACCCGCCCTCGCTCTTCTCCAGGATCTTCGACTTGATATCCGGGTCCGCAGCCTTGGCCACGCCAATCAGCGTCTGGGACGAGGTGGCAATGCGGGTCGCCAGGAAGGACATCGCCCAGTTGATGAAGCGAAGCTCCCCGATGCCGGGCTTGATCAGGCTCACCGGCCAGGAGTATCCGGGCTGACGGTGCCAATCCAGGAGCGTGAACGGCCAGCCATTCGGCTCGGCCCAGAATGGGATCGGCCACTGACAGGACATGAACATGGACTGCGGAATGCCCGACTCGTCCACCTCCTCCTGCAACATGGCCGGCGGGGCGTTGAGCGGGAAGTCCACGCCCTCGGCAACGACGATGTAGCAGTTCGGCCCAAGAGCATCGAACTTTCCACGCAAGTCCTGGTCGGCGTCCTTGAGACGGTCACCGAAGCCTGTCTTGGAGTAGATCTCCCAGTAGCAGATCAGGTCGTTCGTCTTGCCGGTACGCTTCTTGTGTTCGTAGCCCCGCTCGCCCTGCTCGGCCCGGGTGGAATAGGATTCGATGTGTCCCTTCAGATCATCG